AAACTTGCTCGGAGTCAAATAATTCATATACACCACGTAAATAAATGTAAGAAGCAGCGTTACAATAATAGGCCAATTACCCGTCATCAAATCCCATGATACAAACCCGATTAATAATATGATGACGAGAACGATGATGGGTAGATAATTCAATAGTGTGCTGATATTGAGCGTATCTGCGGTCGCCGTGGTGTCGGCGGATGGGTCTGCTATGTTTGCGTTCATCACGGCGGCTACGACCGCCGCAGGTGCGGCTCTGCGTTCATCATCTATTTTTTTCTTTGCTTCTGTTGCTGCCGATCCTATTGCTTTTCCGGTTGCCAATGCTCCCCGCCCTAGCGCTTCTGCTCCTGACCCTATTGCTTGTCCGGTTGCCAATGCTCCCCGCCCTAGCGCTTCTGCTCCTGAGACTATTGCTTTTCCGGTTGCCAACGCTCCCCGCTTTACTGCCGATGCTGCCATTGTTGCTCCTACTGATGCTGCCGCTAATGCGGGTCTTGATGCTTGTGATATTATAGCACCGCGTGTTCTTCGAGGCGGTACAGACATTTATACTTTGTTATAATGATAACAACAATCAGTTATAATTATAAGATATAATAATGTCGATCCGATTACGGAAGACCTCAATGTAGGCGATGAATTACAAAAATGACATCGCTGTCTTTTTCCCGTGACAGTCGCGACACAAAGCGACTAAATTATCGATGTGATTGGAACCGCCATGTTCTAAAGCGATGACATGATCCACTTCGAACCATGCGGGAAGTTGGCGTTGGCAGTCCCCGCATTTCCACCCCTGTTGTGCGGCGACATACTTTTTCTTCGTTTCACTAACACTACGTTTGCTAGACCCTTTGCCGGAGTTGAGCAAACGGCGTTCAGCGGAGGTTCCGCCGGGGGGTCCGCCCCCCCACGACGGCTTCGCTATTGGTTGCGCAACATGTGTTCCGACAGCACTACTCATCGCACGACTCATAGCACCGCCTACCCCCCCGCCTATCGCCCCGCCTATATCACCGCCGTCGTGGGGGGGCGGCATCTTGGTCATATCAAAAAACGGTGTTATCATATCCGATGTCCCCTTACTTATCGGCATATACTTGATAATATCGTTGGCATGATAGAACAATTGCCTAGAGTTTTCCGGATTGCGTCGCAAGAACATGAAGAGCGAGAGACCTACGAAGCCAAACGTGAGCATTTTAATCCACTTTTGGTTACTTTGAAACATCTTTATCAAGTGACCATCATAATATGTATTTACAATCAGAACGGTGGTGATAATAAACACGATATATTCGGTCTTTACCATTTCGTAAGCGGTTATATATAGCAGCGAATAAATCATCGGAATAAATAGATGGTCATTCGAATAAATGGATCGGCCTTGGTTACTTATTGTGATAGTAATACGCCGCATATCCCAGCCCCACCACCATGAGCATATACACCAATTTCTCTCGGTATTTCAGTTCTTCTAATATCTGTATCGGTTTCGGGCGATAGTGTAGATAATATCTCTCGAGAGCATCATGTAAAGGCAGTTCATCCTTCATCAAGAGAACATTATAGCGATTGTGGATGAAATGAACCCAGCGAATAAACGAATCGCGATTATCTAAATAAGGTGTGACTGGATATTTATTCAACATTCTCTCGAACTCTGACGACATTTCCGGATCGGGAATGAGCATCGGGAAGTTCTGGACAAAGTCATAGTATTTCTTTCGGACTACGTCATTTACATGATCGGGGTAATTGACCGCAGTTGTCATTAAAAAGAACCAGTAATGCGGACCCCATATCTTCGCGTCGAGTTTCATCATACTATAATGAAACGACATAAAAACAATAATAGAATTACGATTAAGCGAACAATGACAGAGGAGGCGGCGGCGGGAGTACAGGTCGGCGTATTTACAAAAGACGCCGATACCGAATACCCCCCAGAATCATTAAAATTAATCAATCCTAAATCTGAATTGTCTTATCTAGAAATTAGCCAATTGCGAACTGTTGTAAAATCGGCGGCGACGGCGGCGGCGTCGGCGACGTCAAACCGAGGAGGTAAAATTGCCGCCTCCGCCGCCACCGCGACCACCGCCACGACAGAGACAAACAAGTATTTCTGTAATAACTGTAATCGCACAAATCACGTTTATAATAATTGTCGTGCGCCAATTACAAGTATCGGCGTCATTGCGTTTCGGTGCGGCGAAACCGGACCAGAATTTCTAATGATACGCCGTCGTGACTCGTTCGGATTTGTCGATTTTATACGCGGCAAATATTCGTTAAATGACGAAGCATACATCCAGCGTATTATCGACGAAATGACGATGACTGAAAAGGATAGTCTGCTCCGCCTTACATTCGAACAGCTGTGGCGGCTATTATGGGGGGAATATACTCGCGGAAGCCAGTATAAAAACGAAGAGCATATCTCATTTGAAAAATACCGGCAAGTGTTGGGCGGAATACGCACAAAGGATGGACGAATTAAAAACCTCCACCAGTTTATCGAAGATTCATCCACCCGATGGAATGAAACCGAGTGGGGGTTTCCGAAAGGACGCCGGAATTATAATGAAAAAGACCTTCCATGTGCGCTGCGAGAATGTCTGGAAGAGACGGGATATGATATCACAGCGGATAATGTAATACAAAATATCGCGCCGTTCGAGGAAATATTTATGGGGTCGGATATGAAGTGTTATAAACAGAAGTATTTTCTTGCGATGGTGGATTTAGATAAGAAACCGAAAAAGGCACACGACATCATGGAGGTAGGTCTCATGAAATGGATGTCGTTCAACGAGTGTATTCGCACGATACGACCTTACAATTTAGAAAAAATCGGGATTGTTCGAAAAATCAATAACATATTATCCCGCTATCGCATATTTTAACATCGCAATTATGGTTCCTTTTTATTTCATGTAGATATATAAAGGCACATTACATACAATAAATACGGAAATGGCAGAAGAAGATGAAAATATACCGATAGAAATGACGATTGCTGCTTCTGGACCGCCATCCCCGCCGCCGCCATCCCCCCCGCCATCCGTCGCATCCGTCGCCGCCGCTGCTCTTGCTGTGATGCCAGATGAAGCTGCCGCCGCTGCGACTGCGACCTCTGGCGTAAAACGCACTATTAAACCCGTGCCGAAAAAACGCGCAGCTGCATCAGGAGGACTCGCTGCGGCGGTTCCATCAGACCCCAAACAACGTATTCGTATGATGAAAAAAGAACTGGAAGAAGGTCGCAAACGATTGAAGCCAGAAGACCTCAATAATCCATTTAGTAAAGACTTTAACAAGCTCCTCCTCAAAAAGGAACTGCTCGAACGAGAGATGACATTACACGATATCGGGATATTGCCCGACGATGATGGCGATGAACCGCGCAGTACCGCCGCTGCCACTGCTGCCGCCGCCGCCGAAGGCCTATATCCCACCCTAAACGACCCCAATTTTAATACCAAAATCGCCCTTCGAAAAGAATTCTTTGATACAAAGATGGATGTCGATAATACGAAGAATGTGGAAGAAGAGGCGGAGATTCTGTGTAATGCGCAAATAGAGCTCGCGCCGAACCAGCAATTCGTGCGTAACTTTCTCTCGGTAGAGACGCCTTATAATAGTTTGTTGTTGTATCACGGTCTAGGAACCGGCAAGACATGTTCGGCGATCAGCGTCGCAGAGGAGATGCGCGATTATATGAAACAAATGGGAATAACCCAACAGATTATTGTCATCGCATCACCGAATGTTCAGGAGAACTTCCGGCTTCAGCTCTTTGATGAACGCGAACTCCGAGAGATTGAACCCGGAGTATGGAATATCCGCGCATGTACTGGGAATAAATTCATTAAAGAAATCAACCCGATGAATATGAAGGGGCTGACGCGTGACAAAATCATTAAACAAATCCGCCGGCTCATTTCATCGCATTATTTGTTTTTCGGGTATAATGAATTCGCTAACTATGCGCGGACGCATGCGTCGAGTATCGGGATTTCGCAGGATGATGCGGTGATACAGGAGGTCAGGCGTAAAGGGGCAGCTGGGGCGGGGCCGGCTGGTGCGGGGGCTGCGGCAGCGTCTAAGAAAGGCCGTAAATCCGCCGCGGATATCGCCAAAGCTGAGGAAATGCTTACTCTAGCAATCGAGACATTATCAGTGACGAAGCTGCGTAAATTATTCGCAAATACGCTCATTATAATTGACGAGGTTCATAATATTCGTATTACCGATGACAACCGAGATAAACGCGTAGCGAAGATATTGTTTCAAATTGTTCAGAAGGTGAATAATGTGCGCTTGCTGCTTCTCTCGGGCACGCCCATGTATAACAGTTACAAGGAAATCGTATGGCTGATTAACTTGATGAACTTGAATGACCGGCGTGCGACGATTGATATCGCGGATGTGTTTGATGAACAGGGAAATTTCCGTTTGGATGGGGATGGTCGAGAGATTGGCAAGGATCTTCTTATTCGGAAAGCCACTGGATATGTTTCATTCGTTCGAGGTGAAAATCCATACACATTTCCCTACAGAATATATCCGAGAGAACACTCGCCAGAATTCTCTCTTCTTGCGCAGTTGATTGGCGGCGGTGTCGGCGGCGTCGGCGGCGGGTATCCGCGAACTCAACTCAACGGCCGACACATTGACCAACCCATTGAACATATCGATGTTTATATGACACAAGTCGGCGATATTCAAGAAGCAGCCTACCGTTTTATTATTAACGATATGAAGGCAATGTATATTTATAAGAAGACCGCGATGGTGCGGCGAAAGAAGGCGGCTGAGGTTGCTGCTTCTAGTGCTGCTGAAGCGTCGGGCAAGGCTAAAGGGAAAAGGAAAGCCAAAGGATCCGCCACCACCGCCACCGCTGCCACTGCCGCCGCCGCCGAAATCAATGAAACCACCGTCGTCGAAGCCGCCGACTTCCCTTCATTTGAAAATATGGATACAATCGGCTACGCCGCGGTCCAGAAACCTCTCGAAGCCTTGAATATCGTATATCCGCATCCATCTCTCATCGAATATATAAACGACCCGAATGATGAGTTTGACATCGCCGCATGTATCGGGAAAGAAGGGCTGCGGCATGTTATGTCGTATGAAGAGGTCGGAAATCCGCCGATGCGCTTGAATTTCGAATATCGCCCAGAATTCACGCGCGCATTCAAACTGCCAAGCGGCGAAACAACGACGAAATCATCCGCCCGCATATTCGCACCAGAAAATATCGGGCGGTATTCCGCGAAAATCAAGAATATCTGCGACAAGATTATAAGCAGTGACGGTATCATTCTCGTATATAGCCAGTATATTGATGGCGGAGTAGTCCCAATCGCACTCGCGTTAGAAGAATGCGGTTTCACGCGTTATAGTGCGCAGGGGGGCAATTCATCGTTTTTTCGCAGCAAACCCACAGGAAGTATCGACGCGATTACAATGCTTCCTCAACGACAACACCAAGCGCAATTTCCGAGCCAGCCATTCCGCCCAGCCAGATATTCGGTTATTACGGGCGACCCTACGATTTCACCCGATAATCTACATGAACTGAAGGCGCTCACCGACGAAAATAACACCAACGGCGAAAATGTGAAAGTGGTGATTATATCTGTAGCCGGAAGCGAAGGTCTCGATTTCAAGAACATTCGGCAGGTTCATATTCTGGAACCATGGTATAACATGAACTTATTAGAGCAGATTATTGGACGTGCTATCCGCAACTGTAGCCACAAACGTCTGCCATTCTCTCGGCGAAACGTGGAATTGTATCTTTATGGAACTCGGCTGACAAATCCGGATATAGAGGCCATCGACCTTTACTTATACCGGTTATCTGAATTTAAAGCCGTAAAGATTGGCGCAGTATCGCGTGTGCTGCGGACATCTGCTGTTGATTGTCTCCTGAATGTTCAGCATAATACACAAACCGCCGCACAGCTGAATCAGGTTGTTCATCAAAATCTCTCGTCGCGCAAACAAATAAACTATCAAGTTGGCGCGCGTCCATATTCCGCTCTATGTGATTATATGGAACGTTGCGAATATGTTTGTCGCCCGACATTTTCCAACGGACGTCCAATTCAGGAACAGAATGATTTATATGGGATGGACGATGACAGCGACAGCGAGGCCGATGCCAACGAAGGAGCCGATGCTGGCCGACGACCGCGTGGTGATATTCGAATAGATACATTCAACGAGAAATTCATGTCGATGAACTTGGATAAAATCATTCACAAAATTCGGGAGTTATATAAGGATGCGTTTTTCTACAAGAAGACCGGTCCCAACGGAATTATCGCACATGTAAATGCGGTTCGTCAGTATCCGGTTGCGCAAATCAATCTCGCGCTTACACAAATGGTCACGGATATGAATGAATACGTAAATGATAAATATGGACGTCTCGGGCGTATCATCAACGTTGGCGATTATTACCTGTTTCAACCGGTTGAACTTACCGATAAGCGCATAAGCATACACGAACGAAGCCAACCTGTTCCTTATAAACATACCGCAATTGAATATCCTCTTCAAACAGATATAACCGAAGATTATTTGGGTATTCTACCGAAACAAGCGGCGTCGGGCGCAGTTGTCCCGAATAAAAAGGTAGTTCAAAAATTAGCGGCGGCGGCGGCCGCGACGGAAGCAGAAGAAGCACCAGCACCGCTGTCATCCGCCATCGTGCCTGTAATGGATACCGGCGCATCAGCTGCCCCCCCCGTTGAAGATTTGGGTGCCGACGAAGTCGATGAAATGATAACCACATTATTCAACACATTCGAAACGTGTAAAACGGTTCATGAAAAACCAACAAAGGAGCAAGATGAATGGTATTATTATTGTGGCAAGGTAATCAATCAAATCTCTCAAACCGAGGAATTTCAGACGTCGCGAGAGGAACTTCACGAACTTGTCATCGCCAATCTATTAGAGCATATGCTATTTGAAGGCAGCCTTAATTTATTGAATTATTTGTATAAAAAGAATAATTATTCGATGAATACGGGAAGCGTCGGTGGCGGCGGCATTCAACTATTGACGCCTTTTGAACGAATGTTGCTTCAGTATTATTCGCAACAGGTAATACATCGGCCTCTAGTCGGGCGAAGAGCCGCCGCTGCCGCTGCCGCTGCCGCCTCTGCCGCCGAGACCAAACCATCTCCCGAAGATAAAGGAATGTTATTATTTGACAAGAAAAAGAAGGAGCTATTCGCACTAGTCGTATTACGCTACGAAACCCGCGAATGGACCGCAGCCGAACCAGAAGATGAACGCGACTTCGAACTTCTTTTAGGGAAAATCCAAACAGAGCAAATACGAAGTATGAACATGATTATTGGGTTTATATCGCTATTCAAAATGGAATATCTTGTGTTCAAAGTAAAAGTGATGTCAAAGAAGCGAGATAAAGGCGCACGATGTGACCAATCAGGTAAAACCGACGCGATAACCATTATTAATACGATTCTCTCGATGAATCCCGCGACACAAGGCGATGAATACAAACTCACCACCGAGAATACGAAACAGAGAACCCAGCGAGAGTTATGCGTATTTCAAGAATTTCTGTTGAGGACGTTTCATCGTAAGGGAATCAACGGGCGCAAGTGGTTCTTCACTCCATGCGAGGCTCTACTATGCGACATCGAGAGATTACATATAGAGAAATAAAGTATAGCAATATTATAGTAATATGTCATCATCCAATAGAACTGTTCAATCCGCACCCAAGTTGGGTATTTACACAACCATTTTATTAACACGTAAATTAGAGATTCCGTTCCGCATTATTGGGCGGAATGTAAAAGATACTCTGGAACATATTCTCTCGAAAATCGTGGAAGGAAAGTGCTCTGCCGAAGGTTTTATTCGTCCAAATAGTGTGAAAATTCTTACCTACTCCAACGGATACCTCTACGGTAAAAACGCGATATTTGACGTGGTATATGAGTGTGAGTCATGTTCATTGGTAGAGGGTGTGGTATTTTCATGCGTGATTAAGAATATCAGCCTTGCGGGGATTCGCGCAACATTGAATGAACCGAAATCACCTGTTACTGTTTTTGTCGCACGCGACCATCATTATGACCGCGCGGATTTTACGCGTCTTCAAGAAGAGGAAGAAATTCGCATTAGGGTCATTGGCCAACGGTTTGAAATTGGCGACGAAACGATATCGGTCATTGGCGAGCTTGTGTAATAGATAGTATGATAGATAGTATAATAGATAGTATAATAAATAGTATAATAGATAAATTATTATAGTATTACATCCATGGATTATGTTTTCATTTGTAAGCACTGCGAAGAACCATTTGTAGTGTCTCATGTTGATTTCAACTGCCGAATATTGCGTCACGGGGTCTATAAGCGTGATATGAAACATATACCTCCACACGCAAGCAAGGAAGTTTGTGACGCGCTCGTGCGTGATGGGTTGATCTTCGGATGTGGTCGTCCGCTTCAAATTGTAGAGACGAGCACGACTACGACTACGACTACGACTACGAGCAAAGATGCGCCGACGTCGGCATACGATGTCGTGATTTGCGATTATATTTGAGACAATAAAATTGATACCGATATAAACATATTTCTAGAATTGATATAGTCATTATGGCGTCGGCATTGGCATTTGCGACTACGAATACGAGAACCATTCGTCCGAAATCAAAGAAGAAAGCGCCAGCACCCGAACCCGAACCCGTGCCCGTCGTAACCATCGCCGAACCTGTCGTCATCATCACTGAACCAGTAGTTGAAGAAGATGTCACTCCATATTGCGACCTATCGTTGTTTGTGAAACGGAGAATCAACCGCAGGTTGTCAATACCATTCTATAAATTAAACAAGAGTGTCAATATAACACAGTTACTAAGAACCGAGCTCGCCAAAAATGTCGAAGGGCGTTGTTCTGTCGAGGGATATATATCGCCAAATTCAGTCACTATCAGATCGCATTCATGCGGAACATTGGCAGCCGCAAATATCAATTTTGACATCACAGCCGATTGTCTCATTTGTTTTCCAGATGAACATACCGTTATTACATGCGTCGCAAAGACCATAACCCAAGCAGGAATACGCGCAGGCGCTAGAGATTTACAACATGGGCATGTATCACCGATTGAAGTGTTCCTCTCGCGTGATATGAACTCAAATATGCGCGAGTTATTCTCTCGTATCGAAGAAAATGACATTTTGACGGTGGAAATTATAGGACGCCGGTTTGTATTACACGACACTCACGTGACGATTATCGCGATGTTACTCGACGCAGTTTCACCATGAATGAGAATGAATATAAAGTTTGATTAGTATGTAATGTAAAATAATGTCGGCAGCAGGTTCTTTTTACTCGTCAAAATCATCAACCGCCGTTGCGAGTCTTAGTGCGATGGATGAAATCCAGACAATTGCTCAAGAGGTTGAAGCAAAAACAAATTATCTAATGACACTAAAAGAGGGGATTGAAAATATGCCGCTTGTTCATCAAGTCGAAATATTGCGAATCTTGAACTTAAAGCACACCCAAATTAACGAGAATAAGAATGGTGTGTTTGTTAATATTTCCAAATTGAATAATGAATTGTTACAGGAATTGTTTGATTATATGACATATGTAATAAAACAGGAGAAACAACTGAATGAGGTTGAACAGCAAAAACAATGTCTCACGAAGGAATTCTTCGACAATAAAACGCATAAAGATAATTTGTGAAATAATATAGCACACGATGACAGGTATAATTCCTTGTCTCTATAATTCTTTTTCATTTACAAATGAAAATATGATTGGCGGGGGAGGGAGTATTGTATGTTATGAAACGAAGGTTTTACGCGAACGAAGCGTGCCGGTGCCTGTGCCTGTGCCTGTCACGGTGCCTGTGCCTGTAGAACAACCGTTCGTGTATATACCGTCATCAGAATCGATTCTCAGCGACAGCGACAGCGACACCGACCGCGACTCCGACGGTAGTTCAACAACCTCATCTTCCGTCATATTCAACCCAGACGTGATGACCCAATACAGTTACAAATATCCGCCGTCATGTAATGATTCAATACTATGGTCGGCATATATTATGTTATATGGCACCGAAAAGTATGAAACAATCGAAAATTCGTATATTGAATCCAATCGTTTCAAGTTTGAGTTAATCGAATACATGCGACAGAATAAACCGATATTGAAAGCAAATAAAATCAAACTAAGCGGCTTGGAAGAAACTCTTGTCCATAAGCCGTTTATTACATTAGAGACGTTACACGCGATTGCTGTATGTAAATCGATTTCTGTGTGTATTGTTCAGGACCGAAAGTATTACGAGATCGACAACGGTAGTGGGGGCAGCGGCACATTTATTCTTGAAAAAGTCAAGGGGAAATACGTATTGTATATCGCGCCAATCAAACTAAATATGGATTACCTTACATATATTCGCGCGAATTATTGGTTGATGGAGAGTATTTCTGCTCCGATCCGCCCGATATCCGCCTATAAGTTACAAGACCTTGTCGATATTTCTTCCAAATTACATCTACCTGTCGTGAATATTGTTCCAGGAAAGTTCGGCTCGATTGGAACTGAAAAACGTAAAACGAAATCCGAGCTGTATGAAGCTATTTGTAAGTACCAGTAATGTTCAAATATTAGATGGTATAAAATTGAAGTATATATATGAATTATTGTATAAATAATATCCGATCCATATATATATACACGATGCCGAGAAACCGCGGTGTGGTCGATAAACAATCAGAGTTCTCGAATATTGTAAAACATTATTTAGAAGGCATTATCGACAAGACCGATGGTATTCCAGAATTAGAGATACGCTTCGGAACGCGCGGAAATAACCCAACGACGAGGGATAATTTCGACGGTGTGCTTCAAAAGTTGCTTTCATCCGGATTTGTATTCACGAAGAAGAACGCGTATTCACTCAAGATTCAAAACGAATTCATCGACCAGAAAACAGGTCAGACGAAGCTCTCGCTTATACGCGCGGAAATCCACGGAATCACCGATGTTCAGAATTATTGTAAAACGAATACGCCCGACGAAAAATATGTCCTCTTTACGCAGAAAATGTATGCGAAGACCGGTGGCCGCCATGGCGAGGGCGAGGTTGAAGGCGGTGGCAGCGGCGGTGGCGGCGAGACGATACACCCCGTCATATTCGACGACTTCAATTTCAAAGTGAGCTACGAACGCGAAAAACGTATCGCGAATACATCTACATTAGCGAGGTCGATTTTGAAATCATGGAACGACAACAAGAAGACATTTCGGTATATCAATCGAAGCACATTGAAACATCCCGATTTCCCATTTCAAATCGACATGAGTGTCGTTAAGGAGTCGCATAAGGACCAGACGGGGTATATCTCTGCCTCGACATTTGAAGCGGCGAAAGTCCTTGACAGCCCGATACGTTATGAAATCGAAATCGAGGTGATAAATGACGAGGTTGGACCCGGAACTTCATTCAATCATCCGAAACATCTCTTGGATAATCTGCGCAAGATGATTAAGATCGTGATGTCGGGATTTCAAGGAACGAATTACCCAGTGTCTTTGTCTGAAATGCGAGGTGTTCAGCGAAGATATTATGAGTTGTTATATCCTGATGAAAAACAGGGAGACACCAGCGACAGTGACAGTGACAGCGAACGTGAGCGTGACCGCGACCGCGAGCGTAGAGGTGGCGCTGGTAGCAAAGACGACGACCGTGAGCGTGAGCGTGAGAAACGCGAGCGCGAGCGCGAACGCGAATCCGGACGAGGCGGTGCTATGCAACTTCGCCCCAAACATTTCATCGGTCCATGTTCTTATACGCTTCAAATGCAGAATATCCGCCCAATCGACTCAGATTCCAAAACCCCCAATATTCGCATGAATTATTCAGTTACAGAAAAAGCCGACGGTCAGCGAAAAATCCTCTTTATCGCGCCAAAAACAGGCCACGTATATCTCATCGACACAAATATGAACTTTCAATTCACAGGAGCAGTATCGTTGAATACGAAATTACATAATACACTCCTTGACGGCGAGCATATCCTTCATAACAAACGCGGCGATTTCATCAACCTGTTCCTCGTATTCGACGTTTATTTCGTTCATAAGGCCGACGTTCGTTCGCGCTTATTCTTTCCAATGAATGAAGATGAAGTTGTCACCAATTTCCGACTTCCTTTAATGGAAAGTGTCGTCAAGAATCTTCAGTTGAAGTGTGTAAGCGGTGGCGCAGATTCATTACCGCCAATCCGTATTGAAACCAAGAAATTCGAGGTTGCTACTCCGTCGTTGGGGGCGTCTGGGGCGGCCGTAGCCGCAGGAGGCAAAACCATCTTTGATTGTTGCGCGATGATATTGCGCAAAGCTGCCGAACATCATTTCGAGTATCATACCGACGGATTAATATTTACACCGATTGACTTCGCAGTCGGAAGTACGGTGCGAAATGATACTACTTCCGCAGGCCCATTATACAAAACAACGTGGGACTATTCGTTTAAATGGAAACCCGCGCATATGAATACCATCGACTTCCTTGTTACAACGAAAAAAGGCGAAGACAACGAGGACCTTGTAAGTAATATATTTAAGAACGGCATTGATATGTCGCGCTGCGTCCAAGTTCAGCAATATAAGACACTTGTATTGCGGGTCGGCTATGATGAACGAAAGCATGGGTATTTGAATCCGTGTGTTACATTGATTGAAGGCGGTGGGCGAGAACAAGTCGAAAGCGGCAGCGGCAGTGGCAGCGGCATCAGCGATAGTTACAAACCCGCGCCATTTTATCCAACTTATCCATACGACAATGACGCACATATTTGCCATATTATGATGCGCCCAGACGAAGCCGGTGTAAGCCAAATGATGACAACCGAAAATGACATTATCCAAGATGAAACGATTGTTGAATTCAGTTATGATGAAACGCAGCCGGTGAATTGGAGATGGTCGGCTTTACGGGTGCGCCATGATAAAACCGCAGAATACCGCGCCGGCGGGAAAAACTATGGCAACGCGTATCACGTCGCAAATAATAACTGGCATTCAATTCATAATGCGATTACACCTGAAATGATAATGACGGGTGAAGGCATACCTGATGAATTGTCGAATGATGACGTCTATTATAATCATGCTGATTCACACAGCGGTGGCGCAGGAGGCGGCGGCACAAAGGTTCGGACATTAACCAAGTGTATGCGCGATTTTCACAATTTATTCGTCAAACGCAAACTCATCATGAGTGTTGCGCGCCCCGGTCAGACTCTTATTGACCTTGCGGTTGGAAAAGGCGGCGATTTACCGAAATGGATTGCCGCGAAACTCGGATTTGTATTTGGGATTGATTACTCGAAGGACAATCTAGAGCATAAATTCGACGGGGTTTGTGCGCGTTATCTGGATGTAAAGAAGCGAAAGCGTAATATTCCTGATGCGATATTCATCCATGCCGACAGTAGCAAGGAAATTCGGAGTGGTCAGGCCGCAATTAGCGAGAGATACCGGCTTATTTCACGCGCAATATTTGGCGAAGGCGCGAAAGATGCGAGTTTATTAGGCCGCGGCGTTTATCCGCATTATGGTCGCGGTGCCGACGGGTTTGATGTCTGCTCTGTTCAGTTCGCAGTCCATTACTTCTTTGAAAATATCATGAAGGTTCATACATTTCTACAAAATGTTTCCGAATGTACGAAGTTAGGCGGGTATTTCATCGGAACATGCTTTGATGGTGCGCGAATCTTTCAGGCCTTGGCGCGGTTAGAAAGCGGTTCAGAACTCAGTATTCTGTCGTCGTCATCGGCGGTGGGGTCAGACCCACAGAAGTTGTGGTCGGTTCGTAAAAAGTATCATCAGACTGAATTTGAACCGGATAGTAGCAGTATTGGATATGAGATTGAGGTCTTTCAGGATTCGATTAATAAGGCAACGCGCGAATATCTCGTCAATTTCGACTACTTGACGCAACTACTTGAAAATTATGGATTTGACCTTGTAACACCAGAAGAAGCGGAGACGACTCTGACGAATCCCATGCCGGATGGAACTGCGACATTCGACGGAATGTATCATCAAATGGAAATTGAGTGTAAGAAGAAACGCGAAGACGTCGGCGGCGGCGGAGAATGGGATCGACGATGCCAACAAGAATACGGCTCGGCGTTATATATGTCGGCCGAAGAGAAGCAGATTTCATTCTACAATCGTTATTTCATATTCCGAAAGAATCGAAATATTAACGCGAAACAGTTGAAGAGCAGTTTCTTGAGTTATGCTGGATTACAAGAAGAACAACACCTTGCGTCGTCCGGAGCAGCAGCCGCGGATTCTGATATCACGCTAGAAACTATCGCACTTGAAAAGATTGCGAAGGCATCACGACCAATTGATGTTGCTTCCAAACCCGCGATTGCTGCGAATATTCTTGAAGAACGACGAGTTAAGGAGGCAACCGCGAGTGCGGCTGTAATCGGTGAATCAAAGTCATCTACACTGAAAATCAAGCCGAAGCCAAAGAAATTAACTGTAAAAGCGAGTGGCACCGCCGCGGCAGCAGCAGCAGCAGCAGAAGAAGAGCCAGAGCCCGCCGCCCCCGCCGCACCTATCGAACAAATCGAGAAGAAAATCCAAAAACGAACAAAGAAAGTGAAAGCATCGGAAAGTGGTAGTGCCGAAGCGGTCACTGAAGAAGCATCAGCATCAGCACCAGCACCAGCACCAGCCAAAGCCAAGCGTCAAACGAAGAAGAAAACCGACTTATAAACATTTTCGGAATAAATATAATCTAATATGTTTAAAAAATCGCCCAAGAATTGTTTTAAACCTGTATTACCATCATCATCAGCATCATGTTCTTCTTACGGGGGATGTTCAGAGAATGAACATGCTAATGCGACATCCACTGCAGCCGAAACTCACAAATCGAATAACGGTCCTATATTATCCTACTTCAATTATTTTTTATTACCACAAGTCGATATTATCGTAAGCCAGACTCATACCCAGTCGAGTAGTCATTATACTCCGTTAGAACTACGCATTACTCATAATGAGAATGACCATCCAGTCTATATATCCTCGTCGATTTATGCGCATTTATGCGATATTAAGGAGCAGATTGAAAAATACCAAGATACGTGGGATAATATTAAAAAATTCACGAATCCGTATGAATATATTCATTCGAACATCACCGGAAATAAAACAAACATCAGCAAACTACGGCCATTATCGCGGTCGTTTTACAAGATGATTGAAATCATTAAAAATAATAACATTCTTTCGCATTATCAGCATACAATCAGTCAAAGGCCGGAATATAAGATGGGGATAAAAACGTTTCACCTTGCGGAGGGCCCCGGTGGATTTATAGAAGCAATCTCATATTTACGCGGGTTAGAATATCAGAAGCAGATAATGATCATGCGTGAAGGCGCGCATTCGGCGGATACTAATGAAAATGATACGAATGCTACGTCGTCGTCGTCGCCACCGATACAAATACTCAAGCGAAACACCGACTTTCATGACGAGTATATGAAAGAGCAAGAATATTTAAAACTGTCACGTCGTATATTCGATAATCAAAAACCTGCCGTAGGGGGGGCGTCGGCAGCTGTCTATGGAAATGACCGTTATTATGGCATGACCCTTGTTAATGATGACCCGATATGTCCAGGCTGGAAAAAGACCCGCGCGTTTCTTGAAAGTCATCCAAATGTTATTATTGAGAATGGTGCGGATAAGACCGGCAATTTGATTTCTTTGGAGAACTTCCTATATTGTGCGGAAAAATACAAAAACAAAATGGATATCGTTACTGCCGATGGAGGGTTTGACTTCTCAGTGGATTTTAATCATCAAGAAACTATGGCGACGCAATTAATATTGTGTGAAGTATTTTATGCGCTTGCGATACAAAAACAGGGCGGGTCGTTTATATTAAAAATATTCGATGTATTTCATAAAGCCACCGTCGATATATTGTATATTTTGAGTTATTACTATGACAGCGTATCTATTATGAAACCATATACAAGCCGAATTGCCAACTCCGAAAAATATGTCATCTGTCAAGGATTTAAGATAAACGACTCTACTCAAATTATAGAGCAATTTGCGAGTATATTTGATTCCATCAAAAAATCATCGAATGGTGGCGATGTCGTATTATCTTCTTTACTGCCATTCGAACATGACCTGTATTTTTTGAATAAGATAGAAGACATGAATGCTATGGTAAGTTTTCAACAAATTGAAAATATTACATCAACGTTGTCAATCATTACAAACCATAGAAATTCGGAGAAACTCGAGCAGTATAAACGCGCAAATGTGAATAAATGTATATCGTGGTGTGAGAAATACGAAATACCCCATAATGCGCATCATGCGTGTTTTCAATCGACGAATATATTTCTTCACAAATCGATACCAGCGGCGGCAACGGCAACGGCGGCATGTAACCAATAAAAACGGTCTAAATATATATCAGAATGTATGGTAATATACAAACCATGCAGAGCACATTACAATTCATCGCCGGCCAACTTAAAAAGCCACGCGAACGTTTTGAGACGATTTTGGAACCGCTTCAAGCACTGCTTCAAATCGGGTTTCTCGCGTTTTATCCGATTGGGAGTAAATTAGCGATTCACAATAATATACTTACGGTTCAGGAACCCGGATATACACAAAATATGCGGCGGTGGTATAACAATGACAAAAAGGAGGATGTGTTTTATTTATATAATGTATTCTCTCGGTTTAATAAATTCTATAAGACGGTGCTTACCAGCGGCGGTGGCGGCGGCAGCGGCGAAAACGCGGCATTATTCGCACTACTGAATGAACTTGCGAAGACGGGCATCAATAATTTGACACGGACATATAATCATTCGGATAAGATTCATATTCTTCATACGCTTCAGATGTATAAAGGAATGCTGGATAATCCAGAGTTGGTGCGGCGGCTGGCTAAAACAGATGACGGTGCGGGTGTTGGCGGCGCGGGTGCGAGCACAGCCGTCGAAGATGACGGAGATTCTGAAAACGATTTGCCGCGTCAGTTTCCATTGAAGCGCATTAGTTCGCTAGGTTCATCGCCACCATTGCGATCAATTACGGCGGCGACAACGAGCATTCCAATCGATAGTCTGGTTGATAATAATATCGACACGATTTTCGTGAAAATCACGGATTTGTATTCACAGGAGGATTATACAATTATTTACAACACCCTTATTAAAATCCAAGCCGATCCGCAGTATTATATGAACTATATTGAGGGGCTTAATAAAATACTGGAACCGGTGAATATTCGCATCAAAAAATGGATTGATGACAATATTGTGTTTTAGTGTGCGCACGGCCACATCGCGCGCCTACTCCATCTCCAACTTCACCCAACACTGTTTATATGTCGCGTTAGTTAGTTCGCCCTTGATTTTACGAGAGAATTCTGGAAATGAGATCTTGATTTTCATGTCCTCTCCTGTTTTCACGAACTGGTTCAACTGTTTGTATAACTCGCGAATTGCTGGATAAGAAATATTCATCTGTAACTCGGTAAGTTTATTGATGATGGGGCGAACCTGTTGTCGGCGTTCTTCAATAGTGCGTTCTGTCGGCTGCGGGGCCGTTGTCTCGCCCGCACACCCCCCCTGCGCCACCGATGCCGATTGTTTCTTCTTTAAGTTTCGTTTCCAGTGTTTGCCTTTACCATAACGTGTATTGTCGGCAGGAGTGTCGGAAACGGCGTTTATCTCTGTTCCTATATCGGAAGTATCAGACGTTGTGGCAGAACCAGTAGTATTGATATGAATATCGACTAGATCTTCCGGTATCAATATCGATTCTTGACGTAATTTATCTTCAAATGATCTGGGGTCATGAAGGGGTGGTGGTGGTGTAAGCATCGGTAGCAAAAGCGGCGATAAACTTGCGTCTTCAACAATAGCTGCTCTCGTATCCATCGATATATTTGCGCCCATTTATTACAATAAGATACAATAAACTGGATTTTTTATACCCATTTTATTGTATTACACGCCCGCCTAAAATACCACGTCAAAATCGTCATTATACATTTTATCGCTCTTCTTGATTCCGATGATATCACGAAAGGTCTTGCTCCGCATAAGCGGGACATTCGTTCGTATCTTCAGGTTCAGGTGCGGATTCGTAAGGACTTGGACAAGGATTTCGCGGAAATTCGCATACTGACGGTTTTGAATCGCATAATATGTGTAAAAATTTAGAAACGAGCTCTCGCGAACATGTTCGTCTCTCGTGATATCGCTCACGTCGTCATATACATGACGATGATACTTATTCAACGCGTCTTCGCATACCGCAATTCCAGTAACATCCGCCAGATTCTCCGATAACGAGAGATTTCCATCAATGACAAATCCGTCCTTCCGAGAGATTTCTTCATATTGGCGCCGTATTGCCGCAATCTTGCGTTCATATGTCGCGACGTCTTCCTTACTCCACCAGTTTTTAATGACGCCTTTATGATTGTAAATCCGTGAATTCACATGGAGTGCGTGAGAGATTTCATGACCAAAGGTAAAACCGACCGACGCAAGGTCGTATTCATAACCGCGCCCAAACTGAACATTCATACTATGCATGTAGGCTGTCGGAATATATATACTGTTAGAATTGGGTGTATAATACGCATTCACCACGAAGGATTGATACCCTACGAGTTTCATCGTTCCCCAGTTCATAATATCGATGTCCTCCGCCGATAATCTCTCGTTGCCGGTCGCACTGGACGACGACGACGACGACGTATGATGCTTCACGATATACTCGGTCCTTTGGATGCTACGCTTCAATAAGTTGCCCCACGCATCTTTCGGGTCGTAGTCGAGGTTTGTGGGATCGGGCGCCGAGAGATTTGCCTCGCCAATACGGAGTTTTATCGTGTTCAACTTTTTAAGCGCGCCTTTCTTCGTATATGCCGACATCCATGTATTCTTTTCGATACGGTCTTTATAACAATCGAGCATTGTATTACCAATCTCTCGAACCTTTGTAATCATTTCTTCATTTTTGTATTTTTTTGTGAATTCCTGCGTCATCGTCTTCGGGAACGCATACGCCAGTCCAAGAATCGGAAAATATTCTCTCGGAAAATGCGTATCCTTGCCGCGAATAAGTGTATCATTGAAATCGAGGTAAATCTCTCGCCACTTGTCATGAAAACATATGAGTTGCCGCAAATAAATGAAATACCAGTAACTCTTCCACCTGTCCGACGCCCATTCCTTTTTAAGTAGCGTCATCACTGTATTGAGATACCCGACTTGGTTGGCGATGAAATATGGCGGCAGATCCGCCTCCGAGTAACCAATCCATTTGGAAATCTCTCGCCAATCCAACCCAGTAAGACACATCGCATCTTGGGTAAGGATGCGGGTTGCGCCGCGAATATTATTCTTATAATGTGGCATTTTCAGACGTTGTTCTGTAGATGTGTCGGGTGCCGCATCGGTGGCGGCGTCTGTCCCGCAATCACAATTACGATGTTTCATCTTTTTTATAGGGATGCCTGAGAGATGCGGCGGCTTGTCTCGTTTATTCGCCGATTGGTTTATATCCGCATAACTGTCATCAAACCGCGGGTCAATTACATTCATACATGAAAGTAACGCGCATTCGATGTCATATACATCTTGAACTTTGATATTATGCGTGGTTTCGTAATCTCGGCCAAGACATTTTGTGAATACATCCCCGATAAACCGCAGAAATGCGTTTGTAATACGTTTCTTGTATTTCATGTATTCAACGGTTTTCGTCTCGGGGCCACCGCCCTCGTTTCCGGCGTCATCGCCACGGCCACCGCGGCCGCCGCCGATTTGCTCTTCCTCGCGAATAACAGTGGTATTGCTTGTATTCAATCGCACACCTCGCATTTGTTTTTCAATAATAGAATCGCTCAAATAAAACCGATAGTCATAGAGCGACAATGACGGCGGTCCTATATGCGCAGATAATTTACCTGAAGTATAATCATCGGGATATACTGTCCATACAACAGGAAGCGCCCATTTTATCATTTCATTTTGATTCATTACACCAAGAAATTTATAGAGATTGTTTTCTCTCGAGAGTTCATTATACAACTTACAAAATTCGGAGATGTGGCCAAGAATGGGCTCGGGATGTAGATCGCGAAAAGATGCCGCGATATGTTTCATTTGTTGAGAGATTAGATGCTTGCTGTTATCGCGCGTGTATTCGCGAACCATCGTAAGCACATTTCGGTACATTTCATCCTGTATTAATTTGAAATTGTCTAAAGGGCGTATATACTTCAATTCTCTCGGAAGGGTCTTCGGCACTTCGTTCATCCATTTTTGATTCGCCCATAAATAAAAATTATTGGCTCGGAGTGTGTCGTGGTCTTTTGTATTTCGGCGTGTATATTTATCACGAGGGGGATACCGGCGTATTCTAGAACGACGGGTTTTTGTATGTTTTCCCGCCATTTTACTTATATATACATGAGAATAAACTTCCGCGGGTCGGGTCGCGCGAGATGACGTTCGTTAGCATCTCAAATGAGGCCGCTTCACCGCCCGATTGTATAGGTTACAGTCCGGTTTGAATATCTTGCTCTTAATGAAGTATGGCGCGCCCATCGAATCTCCATGATATTGTCCAGCATTACCCGCGGCAACACCAAACGCCGACTTGAATGAAGCGCCGTTCTTTGTGATTGTATCGAGCTTCAATCTCTCAAGACGCGTGCCAGCAGAGACCGCCCCTTGAACACCGTATTTCGCATTATTCGGTTTATGGATGACGGTTGTGCGACATTTGGCGCGGTCGGCAGCGTCTGGATAGATTCTCTCGGCGTTGCCACAGTTCGTCGAATAATATACCTGCGAACCAGTCTTGGAATCGCTGGGATTCGCAGGCGAGCCGTCAGGAAGGACATATTGATTTGCCGTTCCGGACATCTTCGAAAAGGTCTGCTGCTGCTGATACGTCCGGCATCGCGCCTGAAGGTATGACGCAGTATTGGTATGATACGCCCGACTCACATTCGTATTTCCGCTGCGGATGATACGCTTCTTCGGGTTGAACGAGAGATTCTTCGTTTCGTAAATACCGGTATTGATTTGGTATGAACCCGGCTGTCCCGGAACACCCACCTGTTTATAACCCGGATTCTGTATAATTTCATCGGGCATACATTCGCGGAGAAAAGGGCGGCGGATATCTTCCGTCAGATAGTTTTGCTTTGACGCCACACGAGTGTCACATCCGCACGCCGTCCCTCTAAAAACGATACCACCCGGACGGTCGATGAATCCAATGGTGGGGCGAGATTTGTTCGTAGAAGACGGCATCAAGCTTTTGCGCCAGTGCTTAATCGGTCTCGGCTTGAAACTGGAACGTTTGATCACGTTCTTGGTTTGAGGGAATTCGCAACATTTGGTGTCTCGACCGAAATCATTCAACGGATTGCCTTCTGTAGATGGGCCGTTCTCGGCTGGACGGGTGAAACCGGGATAAACGCTTCGTGTCGTCGATTGTTTTGTGGAACGAATCGCAACCCTCATCGTTCTAAAATTAAGCGGCCATGAAACAAAATTCTTGCTCATTTTATGTATTCGTATATATCAAGTAGATAGTTTAATTTAGATAATATAATGTTGGAATATATTCAGTTTTATACGAAAAATCTCTCGAACTTCGCAATATTACTTCTGATTGGCGTAAGCATCGCTATATTAGACATTACCTTACGTAATGTAATACGTGGTGTATATCTAAATGTTCGAGAGAATATGAAACTAAGGCACGGCGGCGGCGGCCGCGAAGGTATGGAAAATAAGAAGGACTCGAAGGACTCGAAAGACACGACCAGTAAAGAAGAAGACGATGAAAGTTGCCCTAAGGATTGTACGGCAGTTGAAGCATTACGAACAAAACTAAAAGGATTGATTGAAAACGCAGCTAAACTTCAAAAGGATATCCAAGAAAATAATGAAACTATTAAAAAGCAACACAAGACCATTGAAAACATGCAGAAAAGTGTCCAAAAATTGGTTGAAAAATCAAAGTAACATCGGATCGTCTTATCGTCGGAGCGACGGAATAAAAATAATAATGAAATGTAAAGGATACAGTGCTCTGTATGATACATCATAACGCATTTGAACATATGGATACGAATATCGACGACGAAATCGAGTTATTTAGGTCAAACGTATCACAATTTGTGAATGATACGACAACCCACCCTATTGTGAAATATAAGGCATTTATCTTCGCGTTCTTACTTATTGGTGTGGGGATCTTGATATTATTATTGTTCAATCGAGATAAGATACTCGGCCATGAATTCTGGCGACATTTGTTTGTTCCTGTATCTAAATTGAGAGATAAATATAGAGGAGGAGCAGCGGCGGCATATGACGGCGATGACGCCGATGGCGCCGATGTCTTTGGATATGATTATACATACCGTAATACAGATGCCGCTATTTTCCGAGAAGCGATTGAAGGCATGACGACGACGACGAAAGATGGAAAAGCAACCACAAAATCAGGGGAATTTGTAAGTGCTGATACGGAAAGTGCGGAAAAGAAAAAGAAAACACCATGCGCAACCGATTGTAGCGAGTATGTTGAACTAAAGGGGAAAATAAACGATCTCTCGAAATACGTCAATGCGGTGAAAGACCAGAAAGCAGATATTAAACAAACATCGGATAAATTACAAGCATTAGGAAAACAAATCGATGACTTGAATAAGTCACTTTCACCGGGTGGGCAGGTGAAAATAAGCATGTAACATATGCCGGCGATATACGCAATAATTTAATCTAATCAATAAGTAGTAGTAATAGTAATAGTAATAATAATAATAATAGTAATAGTAATATGTCATCATTAGTAGGTCCATCATATGACTACTGGAAAAGTATCAAACAACCCTCCGAGATGGGAATGTCGCCGGGGTTTTCTCTCGGAGCACTTGCCACTAATGTTGATGGTCTGCTTTCGTATGTAGAAGTTCTCATTTCGGGAACCGGCAACGCAAGTGTAACCGGAAAACCATTAGGCAATAAATTCTTCTTGAAGACAACCGGTAAGTGTAGTGAAACCTCTATTGAAAAATGGAAGAAAGAGCGCGAAGAAGACGAGGCATGGGACAAGGCATATGAAGAGGTTGAGAACCGATTAGGCTCGAAAAAAATCACCGAAGATGAAGCCACCAAACTGAAAAACGCGCTGAATGAACAAAAGAAACAGAGGGATGAATCCCGTGAAAAAGAAAAGAAAGTGGTGGATCGCTGGATTTACGTGAATAATATTCCGGATGGATCGATTCCATTTATTGCGAGCGGCGCGGATGGACGCACATTTAACGACCTCCGCGGTCTTATTCCAGGCGCACTCGGAAATTTAGGTGCGCTCAGTCCCGTTCAGTTATTCAACGGATTTACCGCAGGAACTTATCCACCATGTTCGGAAATAACACTACAGACGGTGAATAACGATAATGTGAAAAGTAGTGAAACTCGTCATGTTGCGTTGGTGGAAATGGTGGAAATGAATCCGTGTATGTTCCCTGGACGCGTTAATCCCGCATCAGGCAAACCGTGTAGAAATAGTGAAGGGTTTGATGGTATGTCGGCGACGACGACGACGACGGCGACCGCGAATTCATCGCCTATAAAAGAAAAAACACCCGATATATATAATCAACAGTATTCACTTGTCTCCGAAAACGGCGAATCGATTGGAATATACGAGATGGGAAGTTTAGCCGGTTCTTCTGGGGTCGCGTATCAAACATCGCACCGAAGTCCTTTAAGTTATAATATTGACCTTCAAAAATCGTCGCCGATGACAGAATTATCGTTTGGTAAATTCGGGCGTGGCGATGTAGAAGAAGATGCGACGATGAATGCGAGAGAAGTGATCGAGAGACATAATGCCAACGCGTCGTCGTTTTATAATAAGCCGGTGGTGCGCGGGGATAACCAGAATTCAACCGAAGAACAATCACGGTTATCGTATTATGATGAACTTATACAACAATTGTCAAAATTATTTGATGGCCACACAGCCGACGTAAGTGGCGAAGACCACTCGGATATTCGCGGAGATATGCTATCGCAGGTTTATTATTACGGTATAACTGCTGTCTTGCTGTATCTTCTTTATAGAATTTTGTATGTAAAACGAAAGTAATCATTATGAATACACACAAATCTGACTATGTATTCATAATGGATGATGACGACTCGATACTTATTTTGCTGTTCCACGTAATGTTTGGTGGCGGTTGCGACGTTTATGATGGCGGTGGGTCTTGGCTTGCTTATTCGTAGATTGTATATAATGATTACGACCGCCGTTAAATGACGCTGGCTGTGCTGGCGGTGCTGGCTGTGATGGCATCGCAGGAATCGCAGGCATCGATGATGCTGCTGGAATTTCATTTACGGGTAGTTCTGGTATTGAAGATGTCTCTTTATCGCTAGATTCTGATTCTGATTCTGAAGCTGAAATACTTTCAGCGTCGGGAGCTGGAACTGGCTGAGGAGCAGGAGCTTCCATCATGTCAGGCGCAGGCTCAGGAGCAGGCGCAGGAGCAGCCATCATGTCAGGAGCAGGCGCAGGCTCAGGAGCGGCCATCATGTCAGGAGCTGGCTCAGGTGCTGGTTCAGGTGCTGGCGCCGATGGTTCTTCTTTAGAAGGCTCTTCCGTTGTCGCGGAATCACTATATCCTAACTTTTCTATAGGTAATCCATTCTTTTTAGAATACTTTATAAGATATGTTTTTAATTCAGATAGAGATAATTCAGCCGCCTCAGTTGCTGCGAATACGGTTGTTAAATCGCTAACATCTTTGTCGGCTTGTTCTTTCTTTTCTCTTTCCATTTCCAACTTCAACGCGGCATATTTCTTTTTCAAATTGTTATACTTTTCACCAAGGGTGCTCATCCTTTGAACAATGAGCTGAATTTCATCGGCTTCACCGTCTTCACCGTCGTCGCTTGCTTCACCGTCGTCGCTTGCCTCGCTCTCGTCGATGTCGTCGCTTGCCTCGCTCTCGTCGATGTCGTCGATGTCGTCGATGTCGTCGACTACTTCTGGTTCTTTTTTGTCACCAGTAAAAAAGTTAGTGATTTTGTTAGCTATTGATTCTTCTTCCTTGTCACTAGCAGCCGGAGCTGGAGCTGGAGCCGGAGCTGGAGCTGGAGGAACGGGAGTTTCGCCTTCGGTTGGTTTATCTACTAAACCAATTGTTTCCTTAAATGTATCAAACATTCCCTTATTTTCACTACTAGCAACTTCAGCCGCAGGCGCAGGCGCAGGGTCACTCGGAGTCTCAGCAGAAGGCGCTGAATCACCCGTTTTTGCGGGTTCCGCCGGTTTTAAAAAATCAAACATCGCACCCCCTTTCTGTTTCGCATATTGTTGCGTTATTTTAGATATACTGGCCATCCTATATTTATACGCTTCTAATATATCACAATATAATTTTGTATCATAATTTACTAAGTGATACAAAATGATGTCATTCGACTGGTAAAGGTTTCAAAACTTGATGCGCTTGTGAAGTTCAAGAGCAACGAGACCACCGGCAATCTGCGCAAGAATGTAAGGAACAACGTCCGACATGGGAATCTTGCCAGCTGCGGCCATCATCACGGTAACCGCAGAGTTAAAGTGGCCGCCAGAAATGTGGCCGCCGAGCATAATGGCGATGGCCAAGGCAGCACCGATGGCAATTGCGTTGCCAGTGGCGATAATGACATAGAGGAAGAAAACGGTTCCGAGGAACTCAACTAAATACTTGTTCAACATTATTGTGCGTGTTATACAATAATTTGATAAAAAAAGATTGTCCCTAAATGTATTTAGGACAAGAATACTACCGCCGTGCGAAGGCAAATATTCGTATTCGTATTATTATCTATAGAATACATAATATACATACAATGTCGCTAATCGAAAAATCGTTTGAAAGTCTAAATGCCTCGAATTGGTATAATAACGTTACAAAAAGTGGGACGGCGGTGGCTGAATCATTCACCGGAACAGACCCGAATGTCGAACTTCGTATCGTAAATAAACAACAAAGTAGCATTGGAAGTATATCCTACGCTGATTTTTTAATCAATCCAGAACTTAATTCGTTCGATTTCAATACAGAGATTTTTTGGGGACGAGAATTGGATAATGACGGCGGCGATAATTATCAAATCCGGTTCGGCAGCACGTTCGCTTTTACGCTTTATTTTAATTTTTGGGATGATTTTGGTGTCGACCCAGGATACCCACTCCACTTTCGAGGTCAAGGTGTATATATACTGAATACAGCCGGCGTTCCGGTGTTTAGAAGCACAACTGCTCCTGGACCTAGAGGTCCTGGTGAAAACACGTGGTATCCCGTTCGGGTTCTTTATAACAAGAATGCCGCCAATACATGGACAGTACTCATAAACGGTGTCACGGTTTTGACATATGCCGATCCGAATGTAAATACATGGCAAAATACTGCCAATAACAAAGGTGTCACTGTCTCTGCTGTAAGCGGTGGCGGGTTGAAAATGGCATTATCTGTGCGTCGGCTTTCATTGTCATATAAATCGATGATGCCCGTCCTGACTCTACAGACAGGATCGATGCCGCAGAAATTCTACCCATCAGCCGACGATTCCACCTTTTCTAGTAATCGTGCGGCGTATATGCGCACACTTTATCCGCGAATCACGGACACAGCGACGGCCGGTGAAGTAACAAAACAAAAGTTGATATACAATCGTCACGATGCGTCGTCGCGGATGGAACGGCTTAAATTACAGGCCATCGGAAAAAGCTCGATGCGACTAAAGGAAACCGAAACATTACAGTTCAAGGCCCCTAATGTAAATGATGTCCGTGAGGCGCTTTCGCGTTCTCGCTCACAAGGGTATGCGGTTCCTCCTAAATGTCAGAACCGCTGATCATGTATATGATAAAATCACATCGTAATAATGTGTGATTTTATCGAATGTGTCGCCCCGTTACGATTAACGGCGAATAGCACGAATCGCCGACTGAGCTGCGTTATTAGCGCCGCCAAAACCGGCATCATTGTAGTTACGATTCACCGCCATCTGCTTGCGAAAACGCGTGTAATCAGACCCGTCGTAGACAAATTTGGTATTACAAGTAGCAGAAGGAACACCAGTGCCGTCGGATTGAACATGAACACCGCCGGCTAAACCGCGCCATCCTGAAGCGATACTTTGTTTCACGCTAGTCACTTGGTTTGAGCCGCCGGAAGTATAATACTGACGCGAAAGGTAATCGCCGGCGTTATTCACGACACGAAAGGGGGTAGCAGCAGGAGCACGCCCGCCGTAATTTTCGCTTGCTGCCGCACCGTTCCATGCCTTACGAAGAGTGAAACGCATAGTCTCTAATTCCGAACTTCCTTTCAACGTTCCATTTGAAACAGGATTGGGGGAAATTCCTTTCAAGCCTCCTAAAGTCATATTCGTTTGGTTTGTTGTTTGTATATAATACCGATATAATATTAGGGGATATATTATTCTATTTCATCTTCTTGAAGGAAAACGGTTGTCAAGGACACGATTCACCCCCCATGTAGCAGCACCACCGATAACACCACCAGCGACAGCCTTACCGACAAATGCGGCACCGGCAATAACAATAGGCGCAATCTTTGCGTCGGGGTCGGCGGCAAACGACAACGAATTCATTCGGGTTTCGGGTAATGTTTGTGATATAGATAACAGATAAAAATTAGTTTATATATTGTTGCCTCTGCCCTCTGCCCTCTGCCCTCTGCCCTCTGCGCATGAAAGCACAGGGGTTGGAGTGGAATCGCGGAGTCGAGTGAAACGAGACGCAGCGATGGAACGACAACAAAGCTGGAACGACAACTAGGTCATTATCCTCGGCGCCACATTCATCGTCGCCAGCTCCTGAAACAGCAACTTACACGCATACGGTATCTGGACCAGCGCAAAGTCCGACCGATTGTCGCACGTTTTACAGAAATGAATACTCCGTTCATCATTATAAGACGCGATAATTCCGCATTTTCGGCATACATGGACTTCGTATTTGTCCGAGCAGTCATACATACGCCCCTTCGTAAATCGAGAAGCACCATGCCCTACCATCGCATCGCGCTCCATCTCGCCAAAACGCAATCCACCATCCCGACTACGACCTTCCGCGGGCTGGTGCGTGAAATTCACCATCGGGCCAATCGAACGGCTGTGTTGCTTGTCGGCCACCATATGTTTCAAACGCTGGTAAAACACTGGACCGATGAAGATATCTGACTTGATTTGCTCACCCGTCAGTCCATTGTATAGCAGTTCGTTGCCATTCATTTCGAATCCCACCTTCAGAAGTTCCTTGCTAATATCCTTAATGTCGTATTCACCGAACGAGGTTCCGTCGCCAAATAATCCTAAATTCACGAGAACCTTTCCCAGCAATGTCTCCTTTAATTGCCCAATCGTCATACGCGACGGAATCGCATGTGGATTGATAATGATGTCCGGCCGGATTCCTTCTTTTGTGAAAGGCATGTCGCGTTCCGGAATAATATTACCGATTGTGCCTTTCTGTCCCATACGACTCGACACCTTGTCGCCGATCACTGGCTTGCGAAATGCGCGGACGCGGACTTTACAGAAACAATACCCTTCGCCGTTACTGTCGATATAACTCTTATCTACATAGCATTCCTCTGACGTGTGATAGACGCGGCTGATGTCTTCGTATTTCACGATTTTGGTTGGGTCGTTTCGATTGTCCTTGATTGGGATGACCTTTCCCATAATGATATCCCGATTTTCGATGAAGGTATTCGCGGGCATCACACCGCGCTGGTTCAGTTTGTCGTAATTTCCGAACTTCATTCCCTTCGTCTTGGATGCGTCGGGATGGCATCGGACTTCCTCGTCGCCGTTGATTTTCTTGTCCTCGTCCTTCTCGGTGTGGTAAATCGTGGCGGAGAACATTCCGCGGTCTATCGCGCCCTGATTCACGAGAACGGAGTCTTCCTGATTGTAGCCGGTGTATGACATGATTGCGACGATGAGAGGCGCGCCAGAGGGGATTTCCGCGAGTTGAATCATCTGCATCAGACGAGTATCCACGAGGGGGCGGTGCGGGTATGTCAGGACATATGCGGTTTTATCCATACGGCGTTGGTAATTTGTCACGTAGATGCCGATGGCTTGCTTGCCCATGGCGCACTGATACGTGTTCCTAGGCGCCTGATTGTGCTCTGGAAACGGGATACATGACGCCAAAACCCCGAATATCGTGCTCGGGTGTATCTCACAGTGCGAATACTTGTAAATATAGGGGGTTGCTGTATCCGTATCGTTGCGGTATAGATGATGCGGGCGCATCGCAATCATGCTGAACCCCTGCTCGTCTGGGTCGATATATTCGATAACGCCGTGGGCGTGGGCTGCGTCGCCGTCTTCCTCCGCGGCACTCATATGCGTCAGTAAGTCGTCCCAGCCTATCTCGCGCGCCTCAATGCGTTTGATGATATCGCGTGTGATGAAGAGGTCATTTGTGGCCTGATTCACTAGTAACAAAGGACGCATCAACCTCCCCGCGTCATTACATATCCGAATTTCCGCATTTGGGTAGTCAAACACAATAGACGTGTATATATTGATAATGCCGCGCATTTTCTTCAGCTTGAATTCATGATACAAACGCACTGGATCGCGCGTAATCCCCACCCAGTTGCCATTTACGAAAACCTTTACCTGACGATACGTGTCGCGCGGTTTCAGTGTCTCGATGCGTTCAATATATTCATCAATATACGCATGAAGCGACGCGGGGTTGCTATGTATTGTCACGTGGCTGAGATAACTGATGTTTTTCACGACACCGATACTTCCACCTTCCGGTGTTTCTGCTGGGCAAAGAAATCCCCATGACGTATTATGTAACTTACGAGGCGGGATAAGTTTTCCGCTCTTGTCAATCGGAGTATTCAAACGGCGCAAATGACTCAAGCTGGATGAATATGTAAGACGGTTCAACACTTGAGCAACACCGACCTTGGTGCTCGTCATGCTCTTGATACCGAAATCACCCGTCGATAATGCGCGCTTCAACCCGTTCTCGATCGTCGTAGATTTGATGATTTTGTACATATTCGTATCATTGATGATGCTCAAATAGTCCTCAGTAGAGCGCCATGAACCCGTATTGATTTCACGAACCACCTGTTTCGACATATCCTTGACGAGTTTGTTGAAATAATTCCGAAAGAGGTTGTTGAGAAGAGCGCCGGTGAGATCCACGCGTTTGTTCAAATACGAGTCACGGTCGTCCTGCTTGTTGATTTCAAAGAACGCGCATAACAATTTATGCGCCATATGACCCAGTAAGAATATCCGTTGCTGGTCGGTGTGGCAGTGTGGAAATAGGTCATTGTGAAGAACCTCATGCGCAAACTCGCGCTTTTTAATCGCGCCACTTTCCTTGTCCATATTGATTGGCGTGAAGATGACTTGGGACGTGAAGTATCGGACTGCGTCTTCTTGTGTCATAATTCCATTCGCGTCAATAATCGATGCCTGTAGTGCTTCCAAGAGTTTTGCGCTGATTTTTCCGGCGTCATCGGCGTCGCCACTGCCACTGCCGCCACCGTCAATATTATACACAATGTATTCGCAAATTTCACGGTCGGATAAAACGCCAAGTGCGCGAAATACGACGAATAATGGAAGTGGCTGCTTCATTCGCGGGATTTGAATCACGAGTGGGTGGCCGAACCCGTTTTGTTTCGTGACAACCATCATGTTGATTTGTTTCGGGGAAATACACTTTGAATCGGGCACCGACTTGATTTCGGCAACATACCGCCATTTGTTGTTGTTTTTCGAAACATTATAGCACAATACCTTGTTCTCCGCTGCGCGCTCCTGTCCAAGGACGGTTTTTTCACTGCCGTTGATGATGAAATACCCTCCGGCGTCATAGGGGCATTCACCGGTGATGTTGTGGTCCAAGTGCTTGTGCTGCGTCAATACACAGATACACGATTTCAACATGATTGGCATTTTCCCGATTTGAATTTTGGGGAAGACCTTGTGATGCGTCGTCACTTGTTGTTCGCTGTCTGTGCCGGAACCACGGACGATATACTTGACATTCATATCCACCGTCATCATTGACGCATATGTGAAATTACGCAATCGCGCTTCTTGTGGAAAGAGGATTTTGGTTGCGCCAGTATTTTCGTGGATTTGCGGCCTAGACAAATACAAATTTGTGAATGTGACTTCGATTTCCAGTCGGTGTTTGCGTGTTGTTTTGTCGTAGTCTTGGTCGGATGCGATTTTCACCGGATTGAACATATCCACCGTTCGCTTCAGCTGAACATTGATCATATCATTATATGACTCGATTTGATGGCGCACGAGCTGCTCCAGATGTTTTCCTTCAAAATAAGACCCGATAATCGTCCATGGCTCTTCGATATAGCTTCCAATTCGACTGTGTATTTTGTCTTTCAGATTACGTTCCAGTTCCGGTTCCAGTTCCGGTTCATTGATATACCTTGGATTCAAGGTCTCATAGGTAGCCACTGCGTCTTCTCCGTCGTTATTGTTATTGCTGATATTAGTCCCACTCCCGATAACATCGGCTGTGTTATTCTTGATTTCTGCTGTTGTGTCGGATTCTTTATTATTGCGAACCAACTTCGATTTTAAAACAAGTTTTGGCATGTTTGAATAACAATAACGAATTGAATTGACCCTGATTGTTGTATATCGGGGCTAACTATATTACAACTTCAATTTATTTTATGTTGTTTTCGAATGATATTACGACAAATGGATATAAACCGTTCTTCATTATTCTATTACCCGCACAGACGACACGTTTAATCACGCCGCGTCTGATATTATGTCCAGAATAAATGACAACAACAATGGCAATGGCAACGGCAATGGCAATGGCAATGGCAATCGACCACCTCCGCGAAGAAAACGTAGATGGTATTGTAATCCCGCCGCAGGAGAAGGATCCGGAGATAAGAAACAAAAAACAGAAACACCGTTTGACCGTGAAAGGGCTCGAATCGAGAATGAAAAACAGGTATTGAAGATGGAACAACAATTACATGAATATTTTCACAAATCAAAAACACCGTATTCATATATCGATGATAAAGGAATTTATAACTTCACGCCTACACCGGCACCAGCACCGGTTCCGACACCACCTCCTCCAGCGCAACCCACCACCACCACCAATCCATTTATGAATATGACGTTTAGTCCATTTGTTCCATCAAACACGGTATCTTTATTTTCGAATGGTCCGGGCCCGAATATATGGGCGTCTATTTTTCCAATCGCGCAATTTCAGGCACCGCAATCGGCCGCCGCCGCCGCCGCTGCCGCCGCCACTACTTATGTGCCGTCATCATCATCACAATCCATCCCAATTGTGACTGTAGATATAAGCGAAAATATACAACATATCGACGACATCATAGCTCTTTGTGATAAATATCCGTTGGCCGATAATACAAAATATAATATCAACATGACTGCAATCCACGCGATACGCGAGCCTTTAACCGATTTGTCGAATATGGTTGGTATGACAACGATTAAACGAACGATTGTCGACCAGATTTTGTATTACTTACAAGATCTTCATATTCCTGAACCGAAAAATAATGGGTCGAATACGACAAATACGAATCATGACAACGACCAAGAAAGGACCGCAAGTAATAACAACGATTTGCGAGAGAAACTGAAGGAAAATGTCAAAAATATATTTAATCCATTCGCGCCATCTTTTCCGGCATTTCAAGCATCCACAGTAGGCTCATCGTCGGAGTCGTCATCGTCGTCATCGTCGTCATCGTCATTTCCACCGCTTTCGTTCCCACCACCACCGTTCAATATTAAAAAACCAAATTCTGCTGATGACTTTGCGTTGCCAACCAAGGGAGATTTCATGCATACTGTGATTTACGGTCCGCCTGGTTCTGGAAAGACCGAAGTCGCGAAAATCATCGGTCGTATTTTTAGTAATCTTGGTATTTTAAACAAGAAAATCTTCAAAAAAGTAAGCCGGAATGATCTTGTTGCGGGGTATTTAGGACAAACCGCAATCAAGACGAAGGATATGATCAAGGCGTCCCTTGGAGGCGTCTTATTTATCGATGAGGCATATTCCCTCGGTAATTCTGAAAAGAAGGACAGTTTTGCGAAAGAGTGCGTGGATACGCTATGCGAGGCGCTTAGCGAACACAAGCAGAATTGGATGGTCATTATTGCCGGTTATGAAAAGGAACTTAATGACTGTTTTTTCAGTTTGAATGAGGGGCTTAATTCGCGATTCACATGGCGGTTTAAATTAGACGCATATAAACCGTGTGAATTGAAAGCCATCTATGTAAAACAGGTGCGGGATTATGGGTGGAGTATTGCGGCGAAGGGCGTGGATGCGGGCGCGG